TCATGGCACGTTATAACCTGCATGATTATCTGGATGATCAGCGTCACTGGCTTGCTGTTTGGCAGGATCACCTTGAGAAGCTGGTTGGTCAGCCTCTGGTTTGATCCCCACGTTATCCTCCCAGGCCAGCAGGTCTGAAAGTCTCCACCTTTTAGGGCTGCCATTTATTTTAGGCTGCGGGAATGGCTGAGCAAAGTAAGAGGGCATCCGGGATGGGGTGCTCCAGAAATAGAGTGTGCTGCGCGATATTTTGTATCTGGACAGAACGTCATCGGTTATCAAAATTTCATCTGATTTATGAGATGTATTAGTCATAAAAACCCCTTAGTTACATTGTCCAGGCAGATGGTGTAGCCGGGTATCAGCTCAACGGAAGCGGAGGCGCACTGGTTGCCCCAGTGGCTCCAGCCTGGCTCTGCGCTGCGGCTGAAAAGCTCAATCCGCGGCACGTCGCCGTAGAGCAGTTCCAGGCGGTGGCGAACTTCCCACGGTTTCTCGCTGTGCGCGCCGAGCGGGCTGTAGACCACCTGCTTAATGCCGGCGTGCTTGCGCTCCAGCCCGGCGCCGCGGGTGGCGATCAACACGTCTTCGGTATTGGCGCGGGTGTGGTTGCCGCCGTTCATGCGCGTCTCAGCATTCAGCAGGTCGAGGAAGTCGTAAAAGTCGGCGACGTCACCCTCTGCCAGGGCCTTGGTAATGCGTAGCTCGGCCAGCTGGTTCAGCTTCACCCAAGTGAATAGCTTCATCGTGCGCACCGTAAATCCCCAGGCCTCGGCCAGCTCGATCGCCTCCTGGTTGTGGGTGCCGGTGTACCACATCGCCAGCACAGCGTTATCCGCGGAGAGCTCCCACACCGGGAGCCGCTTCATATCGAGCAAGCTCATGGTGGGGTAGTGATCGACGGCGGCGCCGTTGCTTATCGTGTTCCCGTAAGACCAGGCCGGGTCAGCATAGATAAGTGAGTAGCGGTTCATAGGACTGACTCCATTTCATCGAAATAGAGTCCAGATGCGATAAGCCGGCGGCGCCGGGCCGCTTTATCAATACATTTCTGGCGGTTGCCAGAGGCGGCCTGAGCTATCGAGCGCTTAGTGAACAGGCGCGTTTTACCCTGCGGGGTAATGACCTTTGGCCTTGTGATCAGGTCAAAGGTGCGATCGCATATGCCATCCTCGTTGAGCCAGGTTTCCGATGCGATCAGCTGTGCAATGCGGCCTTCTCCCTTGGTTATGCCGTTCGCAACGCGGTTAAATTCGACAAGCGTCACGCCGAATTTCTCCGCTATTTCGCTGCCGGTAACGGGGCGGCCGCGCGTCTGAATCATCCAGATCACGCGCTCGCGAAGGCCGGAGAATTTCCCTGCTTTGCCGGGCCTGCGGTAAAATGGAGTGCGTTTCATTTCCACTGCTCCCCGAAGATGAACCCGATCTCAGCCAGCGATTCATCCATCTTGCTGATGAACTCCGGCACCATTTCGTTGAAGTCGGACATGTATTTGTCGTCGCGCTCAACAACCACGTGGTGAATGCCTTCTCGCTTCATGCGAGGGTCATAATTCGCGAAGTACCAGGCATCCTTACCGGTTACCCACATGCTGAATTGCACCTGGGCCATGTAGGCGGATTTGATAGCCTCGAAGCCGCCAAGCCTGAATTTCATGAAGTCGCGAGAGGTGAAAGGGCACTTCAGCTCAAGGCCGCGGCCATCACTGCACAGGCCGTCTGGTGAGCAGGCGGTGCGCATACCTTCGTCACGGAAAAGGATCGGTGACTCCGTTACCTTCACGTCGGTGGTGAACTCAAAAAGAGTGCGAGCGTCGGCCTCATACTGTTTCCCCCAGGCCAGCGCCTTGGCGTTAACTTCCGGCGCCGCGCCGGTGCAAACCTCTGCGAGCAGCGTGTGGAAATAAGACATTTTCATGTCAGTCCACTTGGTGCCTGATCTCGGCTTCGAAATGACGTTATGGACTTCCGAGGCGGTGATCACGCCCAGGCGTAAGCGGTGCCAGGATTCATCTCCCTGTTCAACGCGGGTAACGTCAATGCCAGTTCGATCGAGGATAATTTCTGGTGTCATGTCAGCAGTCCTTATGGTCATCCCATGGCCCAAATCCACCTACATAAACAAAACCGCTAGATGAATCGCGCCCATGTTTATCGCGCTGAAGTCGCTCAATAGAATTTCTGTCAATGGCCGCCTGACGCATCTCTAATGATTGATGGCCTCTACGACGGCCATATTGCTTCCAATAAGCTGCGCATGACTTACTGCAAAACTGCGCCCAGCCTCTTTTTCTGTCAGCAACTCGGGCAAGGAATTTGTCCGGGCAGCACTTGCAGGTCACTTCAACAGTTTTTCCGGTCATGCTGCCACCTGCGCTTTTTTCTGGAGGAAGCTAAAGCCTTTCTGCGCTTCTTCTTCGGTGAGCTGTGATGCCTGGAAAATGTCACGCTTGAAGATGTTGCTGCACAGAGGCAGGAAGTCCTGCTCCCAGTCCTTATTCAGGGACGTCAGGAGGTCAGTAATTGCCTGCAACGTTTCCCCACTGGCCACCAGGGGGAGAGCCTCTGTCGTGTTGCGCGGCGTAACGTCACGCATATCCACTTCCAGCGTTTTACCTTCCATCTCTTCGGCAGTGGGCTGCTGGCCAATTTCAGGCCACGCCTTACGCAGAGCCTGGGCCTCGGCACACTTCGCCAGCTGGCCGTAAGGGCGCTTTTTCCACATTGCGTTTGGCGCGGTAGTGTCGCGGCCGGCGGTGGCATAGTTCTCAACCCAGTATTCTTTCGCGCTGAATTCGACGATTTCCCCGCTTGGCATGCGCTTGCTGACCGTGTACTTGCACCATTGAGGTACGGTCACTTCAATACCGGTAAGCGTCAGAGTGACGTCCGGGCCGAACTCTGGTTCTTTTGCGCCAGCGTAATCACCGGAGCGATCGGCCTGAATCCGATAAAGCCCGATGCCTGGCATAACCACATCGCGCCACTCGCTTTTACCCGACTTCGAGTCCTTAACGCTCATTGGCACCAGATGAACGGGCTTCAGAAGCGGATCTAGGTTTCTGGCCCGGCAGTAGTCCAGCGCCATCATTACCGATTCGTCTTTGGCGCCAGGGTAAATACTGTTTTTGAGGGCGCTCCAGGTAGCGCTGTCAATGCCTCGCTCAGCAAGAGAGCTGGCTGTAATCACAAGTTCGTTAGCCATTGCTATTCCCCAAAGTTAAAACGGGCAGCCGGTGCGGTGATCCCAGTCGTATTCCGCCTGGGCGTAAGCTACTGCCGAGATGAGATCGTTATATGCCTCGCCAGCTGCATCGCTGCGGAGGCCTTCATATGGGCTTTTGTCCATCGGCACAGAGAAGCGGAACAGCCCTGACGGCTCTTTCGGCAGCGAGTCGATAATTTCCTGCGCCCGATCGTCAATCCACTTTTGCTTCTCTTCGGTGAGCGACTGTTCAGCCCATTTCCGTTCTTCGATAGCGTCATATGCGCGGTATGCGTTCATAGCTCGCTCCTGAAATTTGGTTGTAAGAATCCCGGCACCGTAATGGCTGCCTGATAGCTCAGTTAAATTCGTGCGCTGATATGCGTGGTTAATGCGTCCCGGCTGGAACCAGGTTCGGCTCGATATTGCGTGATGCGTATGGCCGGCGGATGTGGCGCAGATTGCCCTGCGGCTCATGCCAGTAGCTGCCGTCGCGATAGTCGAAGCTGACCAGCCAGGCGGCTCCGGTGCGGCGATTGCGCATCATCACGGCGCGTCCGTTGTTAGGAATTGAGTTAGCCATTGAACACCCCCGTAACGTGCAGAATTTTGATAATCAACGCTGTCCAGATAACGCCGCAGATCAGCAGGCAGTAAATCAGTGAACGAATGCCTTGTTTGCTCATTTGCCACCCCAGCACGGATAGCTAACTGCGATAACAGCAACCAAAAACGGAACGACCTTTAACCAAAAATTACGCCATGCAGGCTTGTCTTCTTTGCGGATCATCTCTTCACCTTTGCCTTAAAGCCGGCCAGCTGAGCGTTGTTACGATTACCCGGCGTTGCCGGTGTTGTTTGGATGAGATGATAATAGCAATGAGTATTAACCATAGCAATACGTATTGATATTAATTGATATCAATGGCTATTAAACCATTGATAGCTAAATGAATTTATTTTTTGCTATTGTGCTGTTGTGCTCAAAAAAACATCAGCAAGGGTGGCGGCATGTCAAATGAGGATGAGTTTTTCACAGAGATGCATCAGCAGATAGCGCAGGTCATCGGGATAGCGGTTATGCAGCTGCTGGTTGAGAAGCGCGAGCCCTCAAGAGAGGCGCTGATAGAGATGATTCAGGTGTTGTGGCAGGGTGAGCAGGTAGATCTGGCGGTAGAGCTGGCACTGGATGTGTTGATGCCGCGGGAAGAGTAGGGCAGTAAAAACCCGGCGCGGGGGCCGGGTTGTGGATTGTAAATAGATAATGATTGTTGGTTACAATATCAAGTTAACTAATCAGATACAGGAGACAACACCATTTACATCAGCTTCTAAAGCATCAATTTGAGCTTTATTTGCTTGTGTTGCCATACCATAAATAGTGTAACTTTTGTGTTGAAGATTGCTTAATGGGCAGCCTTCATGATTAATGATTGCGGCAAGAGTGTTGCCATCTTTAACGTGCTTAACGCGATCATCAATGCTTTCATCAGTAAATAAATGAGGGTGTGTTTTTAATAATTCAGATGTGATTCTTTTTATTTCTTCAGCGTGCGACTTGAATGCTTTTGCAGCGTCGCTTTCGTTGGTTCGAGATCGGTTTTGGACGAATAGATGTAGCTTGGGGAATTCTATTTTACTTTGTTTTGCTTCCTTGTTGAAATCAAGGAACATTTCGTCTTGTTCAGTGCTATCAATAGAAACTCCATAAATCAATTTAACTAAGTTTTTGATACCACGAATTGAGGCAGCATCGGCTGTACATGGAATAATTACTCGATTTGATGCGACAACTCCAAGTTCTGTGTAGCTTGCAAAACTAGGGTTGCAGTCAATAAAAAACGTTTTAGGCCTCTCGGAAATAGTTTTATCTGCCTCAAATGAAGCGATGAGGTCTATCAAAAGTGATCGACTTTTTTTCCAAGCTTCTTTAACCGGTGAGGATCCAATATGCGCAATAAGCCTTGAACAAATATCTAAGTCTACGTCACCTGGTAAAAGATAAAGATTGTTTGGCATTTTTGGATTTACAGAATGAGCCTTAACAAAATATGAAGACTCATTCCCCAGGCGTGCAAGTGGAGAGTTGCTAAAGCGCTCTTTAATGTAACCAGCTATAGTAGTATTTCTATCACGGAGGTTGTTAAGATTTTCTTCTCCAACTCCATTGCCGCCCAAAATAATCTCAGAAACATTTGATTGAGGGCAGGCATCTATAACGACTACATCTTCATCCGAATGCGCTATTGCATACTCGACAGCAAGATTATAGGTCAAAAACGTTTTCCCAACGCCGCCTTTATTGTTCCAGATCAAATATTTCTTATTTGTATCTACCATATCGTTCGCAACTTCCGCCAGTTCCGACTTCATAATTTAATCCTAAGTTTACCGTGTGTAATGAAAAAAGCGACCAGAAAATTATCCGGTCATCATAGACTTACAAAAAGATATTAATAATCATTGCGTTGGAGATGATTCATTCCCTCAATACATCAAATCAACCTTCTGCACTGATTTATTCAAAGTCATTCCGCTCCTCCCTTCGCTTGAAGAATACCTTCTCCAACCTGAGCGCTATCCCAACTAGTCCGATAATCAGCAAAGTAATGAGTATTGGGATAATCAGATCAGACATGCTTCCTCTGCGTGCTAAGGCTTTACCCATGCTTCCTGTACGTCTGCGGCATGCTGCCTATCACCTTGCCGAACACGAACACCCGATTCATCTCGTCTTTCTCGATCGGGTCCCATGCTGCATAGCTCTTGTTGTCTGAGATAACCAGCAGCTTGTCCTTCATCTTCTGAAGGCGCTTCACGTGAGCAGTGTCGTCGTACAGGAACGCATATATCCCGTCGCCGTCAAAGCTCTTAACGCTGATGTCCACGAACAGCAGATCGCCAGGCTCGATCGTCCCAGACATGCTGTCTCCGCGGACGTTAATGATACGGATGCTCTCAGCCTTGCGTCCATCGAACATGTGGCGCGCTTCCGCCGGTGCATATTCTACGGAGCGGAGGATCTCCACGAACTCCTGGTTCACGATGCCCGGACCGGCACTAACCATAAGGTCCAGCACATCAATCCTGAATGCATCAGTATCCTGACTTTTAACCTGGGCAGCACGAGGAAGCTGGCCATCATCGCGCATCGGTCCATTGCCGGTTGATAACCATTCAGACCTGACGCCTAAAGCATTAGCTATCTCGACAATTTTTGTTGATCCCCTGGCGTTTCCGCTTACAAGGCGCCAAATGGTCGGCTGAGCAATACCTGAGGCCTTAGCAAGCGCCCCCTGGGACATTCCAGCCAAATTCATGGCTTCGTTTAGACGATCTGCAAGAGTTTCTTTTTTCATAATTTCAAATTTATACGCTTGCGTATTACTGGTCAAAACACGTTTTGCTATTGCTAAAGCCAATACGCATTGCTATTATCACTTTGCACCAATACTTATAGGAATTGGAACATGACGAACAAAACCATCCAGAAGGCAATTGATATCGCTGGAAGTCAGAAAAAATTGGCCGATCTGTGTGGCGTAGCACAGCCGACAGTTTGGCGCTGGCTGCATGGCGGCGGAATAGATGCCCGCTATGTGATGAAAATCGTGTCTGCGACTAACGGCAAGATTAAGGCGGCAGAGATCCGGCCTGACCTTGCACAGTTGCTAAGTGCGCATTCACCGGCCGCCTAACCAGCGGCCATTCCAAACAACACCAGAGGAAGTATCGCAAATGGAGAGTTCAACGACACGCAACAAAGTGGAGGCTCGCAGGATAGAAAGCTGGTTACACAGCCAGATAGCTGAACTGGGAACCACGAATATCGCCAAAGTGGCCGGAGTGAATAAGTCGACGGTGAGTCGCTGGCGGGAAAGTCTGCTGCCGAACATGTCGCTGCTGCTGGCCATCCTGATTTCTAACAGGCCGGGAGAGAAAGGTGATTTTGAAGCATGAGTGGGAACAGAAAGGCGAAAGCCGCGGTGGTAGGACACCAACGGCTTTCTACGCGAATTAACTGGATCAATTCACAGGAGTAATTATGGCAAATACTGCCGAAGTAATCAATTTCCCTGTGCCTGTCGTGGCACTACAGGAGCTGCGCGTGGCAGATCTCGACGATGGGTTTACGCGCATCGCCAATGAGCTCCTTGAAGCTGTCATGCATGCGGGTTTGTCGCAGCATCAGCTTTTGGTGTTCATGGCTGTCATGCGCAAAACATACGGCTTCAACAAGAAATCTGACTGGGTTAGTAACGAGCAGATCTCCGTGCTGACCGGCATTCTTCCGCATAAGTGTTCAGCTGCAAAAAGCGCTCTGGTTAAGCGTGGGATATTAACCCAAACCGGTCGCGTAATCGGGATTAATAAAGCGGTCAGCGAATGGTCATCTTTACCCATAAAAGGTACAGAAAAGAAACCTTACCTGAAAAAGGTAACATTACCCGAATCAGGTAAGAAAAGTTTACCCGAATCAGGTAACGCCTATTACCCGAATCAGGTAAACACAAAAGACAAACATACAAAAGACAATAAAGACAATATTAATAACCCCCCTAAATCCCCCCGGGCGGTTTCGTTCGATGCGTCAGCTGTTCAGTTGCCTGACTGGCTTTCTGCAGAAATCTGGTCGTCATGGGTGGCATACCGTCGCGACCTGAAAAAGCCGATCAAGTCTCAGCAGACCGTCACCCAGGCTATCAACCTGCTGGACCGTTGCCGGCTGAACGGTTACTCCCCTGACGAAATTATTAACCAGAGCATCGCTAATGGCTGGCAGGGACTTTTTGAGCCGAAAGTTGCCAAGGCGCAGCGCCGGCAGGAGTCCCGCGTCACTGAGCGGTTCGCTGACAAAGACTACGGCAAAACCGAAATTCCGAACTGGATGAGGGATCAGCAATGAACCTGGACGAAAGAATCACCCTGGTCGAAAAACAGCTGCAGGAGCTGTCACAGCCAGCGCTGGACATCCCAAACACCGAAGTCATTAAGCAGTTAGTGGTCTGCGAAAAGCACGGCGACTATGAGCAACGCCAGCGCGTATCAACTGGCCTTGTCCGTCTGCCAGGTGCGCCGACAAGCTGCCCGGGATGCCTGAAAGATGAGCTCGTTTTCCTGCGAAACGAGAAGGCCAAAACGGATGACAGAACTCGCACTGCGAATGTTGAACGCCTGATGCTGGAGCTCAAGGTCCCGGCCCGGTTTGAAGCCTGCACGCTGGATAACTACCTGCCGGTGAGCGAAGACGCGGAGTTTGCGCTGAAAGTCTGCCGAGCGTATGCCACCCGCTGGCCAGATCGACGGAAGAACGGCGGCGGCCTGGTTATGTGCGGCAAACCCGGCACGGGAAAAAACCACCTGGCTTATGCAATTGCGAAAAGCGTTATCGCAGAACACCAGAGCCCGGTTGTGTTCACCACCGCGCTGAAAATCGCCCGGGAGTTTAAATCCACCTGGTCAAAGACGGCGACCCGCTCCGAGGAAGACGTGATCCGCTTCTTCACCAAGCCGGACCTGCTGATTATCGACGAGGTAGGCATTCAGTTCGGCAGCAAAGCCGAGGAGATGATCATGTTTGAAATCATCAACACCCGCTACGAGCGCCTGAAACCGACGATCCTGATCAGCAACCTGCCGAAGGATGAGCTGACGCAGTTTATCGGCGAGCGCGTCATCGACCGCATGAACGACGGCGGAGGCTGCACGATTTCGTTTACCTGGGACAGCTATCGGGAGAACCGGTCATGAAAAAGAACTCTGGCAAACAAGCCGTTATTAACTTCATCGGCCAGGGCACTGTTGCAAAGTTAGCGATGAGGCAGCCTTTTGTCTTATTCAAAGGCCTTACATTTCAAAAACTCTGCTTACCAGGCGCATTTCGCCCAGGGGATCACCATAATAAAATGCTGAGGCCTGGCCTTTGCGTAGTGCACGCATCACCTCAATACCTTTGATGGTGGCGTAAGCCGTCTTCATGGATTTAAATCCCAGCGTGGCGCCGATTATCCGTTTCAGTTTGCCATGATCGCATTCAATCACGTTGTTCCGGTACTTAATCTGTCGGTGTTCAACGTCAGACGGGCACCGGCCTTCGCGTTTGAGCAGAGCAAGCGCGCGACCATAGGCGGGCGCTTTATCCGTGTTGATGAATCGCGGGATCTGCCACTTCTTCACGTTGTTGAGGATTTTACCCAGAAACCGGTATGCAGCTTTGCTGTTACGACGGGAGGAGAGATAAAAATCGACAGTGCGGCCCCGGCTGTCGACGGCCCGGTACAGATACGCCCAGCGGCCATTGACCTTCACGTAGGTTTCATCCATGTGCCACGGGCAAAGATCGGAAGGGTTACGCCAGTACCAGCGCAGCCGTTTTTCCATTTCAGGCGCATAACGCTGAACCCAGCGGTAAATCGTGGAGTGATCGACATTCACTCCGCGTTCAGCCAGCATCTCCTGCAGCTCACGGTAACTGATGCCGTATTTGCAGTACCAGCGTACGGCCCACAGAATGATGTCACGCTGAAAATGCCGGCCTTTGAATGGGTTCATGTGCAGCTCCATCAGCAAAAGGGGATGATAAGTTTATCACCACCGACTATTTGCAACAGTGCCCAGTGGCGGTTTTCATGGCTTGTTATGACTGTTTTTTTGTACAGTCTATGCCTCGGGCATCCAAGCAGCAAGCGCGTTACGCCGTGGGTCGATGTTTGATGTTATGGAGCAGCAACGATGTTACGCAGCAGGGCAGTCGCCCTAAAACAAAGTTAGACATCATGAGGGTAGCG